AGAGGAGGATTCACTATGAAAAAGGGACAATCAAACAGATTAACAGCACAGCAAAAGGAGGGACAAGGCCCAATTACAATATTCCATAAGGACGCTCAAATACATGATAAAGAGGTGGGAAATACTTCTCTTTTCGTAGTAAAACAACTTGAATTTGAGTTTACTATGTTAACATTCCGTTATAGAAAAGATTTATCAAAGAAAGAGATAAATGAATCCTTGCAAAAAATAGATACATATCTTGGGCAAACACTTTTTGTTGAGAGTGCCAGTATCCGGCCGGACGGCGGAATTATTGAAGTAAAGGACGATAATGGCAAGTGGCGTGTTGTTTTAGTATCAGAAGCCAAACATCAGGGTAAAGATATTGAGAATATCATAGCTGGAAAACTTGTCGGCAAGAAGAACAACCAAGACCTTATGGCGGCAGGAAATGCAATCGAACGAGCATATAAAAATGTGAATGAAATTGCAAATTTTATGTTATCAGAACGATATTTTCCATACATCTTATTTCTAGAGGGCTCAAATTTCTTGACGGAAAATGTAACGGTTAAGAGACCTGATGGACGAGAGGTAACATTAATCTATAACGATGGTACATTAAATAGGCTTGATAGATTAACTGCCGCCAATTATGGTATGCCCATAAATACTAATCTGTGCGAAAATAGGTTTGTAAAATGCAGCGGTGCTACTATTATGTTACAAGCGGCTTCAATCTACACAAAAGGAGAAGGTGGACACTGGAATGACGAGGATATGATTATGGTTATGCTTGAAGTTGCACGAACTTCTTTAAAAATGTTAGGTAGCGATCTTTTTAGTCAATTGAGTAAACGGTAATGTAATTATTACTTTTGGGTGGAAAACAAAAATATATCGACGCACCGACCGACCTTCCGTGGCGATGAGTCTGCCGCAAACAGCGCCGTTGTTGCGCCCTAAAAGCCATTTAAGGGAAGCGACCTCTACCGCATTTGCGGTAGCATAGCGTATTATAGAGGCGGGGTGTGGTTACTAACGGATACAATTCCGATTTGGAATCTGTCGAATAATACTATAATAAAAAGCCGTGCGACTTATGCTTAAACTGCACCAATTTCTACATTTTTTCATCACGCTCAATTTTTTAAAATTGGTGCGTATAGAAAAAGCCACACATCCAGCAATTAGAATGTGTGGCGAATTTATGGTATTTTTTACAATCACAAAAACAAAACTGGTGCAGAAATAAAGAAAAACCCCCGAGAAATCGGAGGCTTTTCTCACGCCGCACCGCTATCAGTGTGACGTCATAATATGGTGCGGGTGATTTGATATTGCGGTATTTATGCGGTTTTAAAGGGATTTTTGTTAGTTATTTGTTATTTTCTTATGAACATTGTCACTGTTTTATTTAGCTTTAATCTGCGTTTTAATGTGAGCTATAACACAGCAAAAATCAAAAATTATAGTAAACAAAAAAGAGCTGTACCCACACGCAAGTGTAGATACAGCTCTTAATAATTTTATGTTATTTCACTCTAATCTTCTGCCCAACATAGATTAAATCTCGGTTCTTGATGTTATTTAGCGATACAAGCTTGTCTACTGTTGTGTTGTACTTGTAAGCTATGTAGCTGAGTGTGTCACCGCTCTTAACTGTATAATAAACCTTGTCAGACTTTACTGTTGAGGTTGTACCGACTTTAGCAGTGTAATCAAGGCATATCCAGCCACCATACTTGCCAACATAGCCCCAGTTACCTGATACCTTGCTTACTGTTACCACAGTACCGCATTTTAGGGCAGTGGTGATACCGTAGTTTGTGCCGGCACCCTTGCGGACATTAAGTCCTGCCTGAGCTGTAACCTTGACGTAGTAATCCGTCTTTTTAACATTGCTTGGCTTAGCTGTTGGCTTTGTAGAGGTCTTAGAAGTTACTATATCATCATACATATAATTCATATCTACATCACCGATAATGCCACTTATTTTGCCCGTCCAGCTATACTGCCAAGTGCCACAGTCACGACCTGCGGAGCTTGCACCAGGATAAGCAAGCCATAAATAATACTTGCTAAGTTCACTATAATTATATCTGTTATTGATATAATCGTAGTTAGCATATAGCACAGGTGTATAGCCTGCTGACTTAACACGCTCAAGAAATGCCTTAGCACACGCTGTAAGACTTGCTTTTGTATGTACTACTCCCTGCTGGCGGCAATAACGAAGAGTGTCCTCCTCAATGTCATAAGCAATAAATTTGCAGCCTTTGTATTCCTTTGCAAGCTTAATAGCGAAGTCCGCTTCTCTCTTTGCCGCCTCGGCGTTTACACAGTATGCAAAATGATATACGCCGAACGGGACATTGTACTTTGTACAGCCGTTTGCATTATTACGATACTGCTCGTCCACCTGGTCAGGGGATTCCGAGCCAAGACCACAGCGAATAATAGCAAAGTCTATCCCTTTGCTTGCCTTACTCCAATCAATTTTGTCATTAGCATATGATACATCAATGCCTCTTAATTTTGTTGACATAATAAAACTTCCTTTCATTGTTTAATCAGTTCAATCCTCCGCTTCCGGCAAGCTCGCAATACTCGTTAACACAGATAAAATGCCTGCCAGTAAACTTGCAGAGCCTAACATAGTCCAGTTTACATCTTGTATAACTGCTGATACACCAATTGTAGCAACTGCCGTCTGAGCAACTGTTCTAATTGCTCTTATGCCTGCTGCTTTAATCCATTTTTTAGCTTTTGTACTCATCATATTTAACCTCTCCTTCTCTTCATTTTGAATCTTGTTCTAAGTCGCTGATACGGTGATTGATAACCTTGATTTCTTCGTCGTAAAGACGAGTTGCCGTTGTGACAGTTTTCTCGATTTCGTACATTCTCTCAACAAGATGGTTATGCTTATCAACCTTTTTTTCGAGCTGCTCAAGGCGGTAGAGATTAAGCTTTGAGGTAACTAAAATACCGCCAAGAGAACCTATAAGCGAGCAAAGTGCAGATAATAAACTTAATATAATTTCAACATTCAATTTTCATCACCTCTTCTCAATTAAGTTTTAATCAATGTATTGCTATCAATAGCAAAGTATTTGTTGCTATTAATAATCAATATGCTTCCTGCTGTGACATTTGAGCAATCATACACATTTTTCATATCGTATACAGCATTATTATTTTGCATAAGTGGCTTGCTTTCTATAATTTCTACATCTTCATCTCGACTATAAAGCAAACGATTAGTTATTTTATAAGTTTCGCCCTTATGATTTTCATCTGTACGAATATACTCCGCTTTGCTTGCTATACTATTTAAATTATAAGCTATAACATTAAAGTCCTGCTCATGATATGACATTACATTGTAGTCATAAGTATTCGGCAAAGTACGATTATAACCGCCGAATAAAATTGCTATTGCATTATCGTTTGAAATTAACATAAAGTTAAATGTTCTCGTCGCTATATCTGTTACTGTTTTTGTAGTAGCTGAAAAAAACAAATTTGCACTTGATTTATCCACATTATTGACTACCGTCTGTATATTATATTGATAAGTCACCCTATTAATCGCCACGGCTCTTATAAGCTTTATCTTACAGCAGTTATTCACGTCAAAAATTATAGTAATGATATGAGACGAATCTTCATTAGCAAACTCTGCATCAATGTCTGTTTCGCAAGTAATTCTGCTATCTGCTGATGTTAATTCATTTGCAAATGCTTTGATAAAATCCTTTTCTGTTCCGTTTATGCTTATAATTTTATTCACATAAGACATAATATTTCCTCCTCATTATCTAAGTTTGATGTTGTACTTAATTCAGCGATGGGATATATAATTTCGATTTTATGATTGTTGAGCCATTCGACAACGCTTTCACTATCTTCATCACAAGTCCCTGTCGGCAAAACGATATAAAGTGCTTGCGAGCTGTTTATGTATATTGCCGTTTCAGTTACAGCAGTTAAAGTTTTTTGCTTACTTACAGATAATCTATTGCAATATACATTTGTTGCCTGTGGTTCTATCAAATCATTAAATGTTGTCTTTGTATAACATATCGCAAAATATCCATTCGCAACTCTTGTATCCCCACTTTTTATAATTGCAGTAATTTGAGTGTTTCCATCAATTATAGCGTGGCCACACTTTTGTTCATATGATACAATACCATCTGTAATCGCAATTGTATCGCAAGTGTTATCAGGCAAACTATACAATTCTATACCATTTACTTTCCTGCACACAAAAATTGATGGATTATCAAGTGATTTAGTGCCACTGATTATTTCTATTGTTTTGCCACTTATTATATCCGGTAGATTATAATACTCTATTGGTATACTAAATGTGTGTGTCTTTACTGCAAAATGTAGCGGCTTAGCTATATAATGGTCTGACTTGCCACCTGTGGGCTTGCCAAGCTTGGCTGATAGATGTTGCACCTGTTTTATCTGTCCTTTTAAAGCTATCATTGCGTAGCCTCCTTTGCTGTAACAGCCTTGCACACACAAAACTCATCACAAGGCACTATCATATAATAATCGCCGTTTGCGGTCTGTAAGCCAATATCAAAGTAATATCGCCCAAACGACAGCTCGGCTGTGTCCGTTGGTGTAAGTTTGATAGTACAAATACCGTCAACAATATCTGCGGAAGTAAGCGTCTTTACTATATTGTAATCGCTATTTTCTACATTTTCCTTAACACCAAATATGATTTTTTCGCCGTCTTGAAGCGTGTACTGCTCGCCTTTTTCGTTCTCGATATTCAAGCTTAAATCGTTTGTTGTGCCTCTGATTATGTTAATCATCTAATCACCCCTATTCACTATATCCCCAAGCGTGTAGCCCATTGCCGAGGTCTATATCCATTACATTATGACCAAAGAGTTGATTGCAAGTAAAGTTATTGCTTACATTTAAGCCCTCTGATTCGGTGTATCTAAGCTTATTTACATATACTTTTTGACTTTTGTCATACACACTCCAGGTCATTGCATCACCGTCTATCAAGTCAAATGTAAGACCATACTGCCCTGTATCGCCACCACGAATACCTGTCTGACCTATCTCAGTATCACCACGCCAGAATTTAATACCGTCCTTACTTACGGTCATAAGCTTGTTACCGTCGCTATTATTAACTGTAATAGTATTGTTTATGCTGTCTAATTTCATTGTTCCATCATCAGACACAAGCACGCCGTTTTCCATTTTCCAGCCTGCAATAGAGCCTGTTGTAGCTATAATTTTGATACCTTGTAGTGTGCCAGCTTTAATAATGTCAGCATTAAGCGTTCCAGTAGTAATGAAATCCGCAACAATAGCACCGTCCATAGTCATTGCAAGCGGAAAAGGTCCATTATAGCCATTATTACTATATCCAAAACCATTCATATTAAATCGCCATATCTTAGTTGCTGTGTTTATATCTGGAGTGTTTATATCTGGAGCGTTCATAATAAGCAGTTCAGACGGTTTTTCGGACGGATTAAGCACAACATATCCGCCGCTTGCACCTGTAATTAACGCTGTTGCGGTTTCTATCGCTTTTTGCCAAACACTTGGCTGTTTATCTACGGTTGTGCTTATCTGATTAATTCTCGTAGTATTATCAATGAGCTTTCTTGAGATTTTTTCAGGCGATGTTGAAAGAGTAACCGTGTTGTTGAGCGGTTCGTTTGGGTATTCTTTAATTTCAACAACTGTATGCTCAAGGCGTTTATTTCTTCTGCGGTCTATAAGTGTAATTACGCTATTAAGCCTTATATAAAATTCAGAATATTCTATCTTATTAAGTCTTGCAAGGTCGATAATTTCACACACATAAGACCGTTCCGGCAGAGCTAATTCTTTTAGCTTTTCCTGAGCATCTACAAGTAAACTTTCAGCCTTCGTATATCTTTCATCTCTCCAAACGATTGCAATAACCTTATTGCTATAAGAGTTATTATCAATATATTCTTTCCCGTTGTTGATTTTGGCAAAAGATAACCCGTCTTTGCCATAAGCATAAAGACGGGTAGCAAAGCCACTTGAAGAACCTTTGAAAGTCAGCTCTTTTAAATTTAACTCATCACTAAAAAATACATTATTTGCAAGTGTTGCTGGCACAGAAACATTAAGTATTTTGCGTATATTATCCACATCAAAAGATACATTGTACATTGTTTTATTTGTACAATTATTAACAATATCGAGTGGTGTAACATCTGTTAAATCAAAACTGCGTTTTGCAGTAACAAGACCTGCACCGACCACGCTCCAGTTCGTGCCGTCAAGTGCTGTCGACATAGCTTGAACGAAGCTTATAGTATCATACTTAAAGGTGCTAAATATCTTACTTTTTAGTTCGTCAAGGTCGATTTCAGCATTAACAGTAGCTATTGTTCTGCGTTCATTTATGCTCTTGATATTGTAATAAGTACCATCATATTCAATGCGTTCTTCTTCGGCTATCAGGCGATATTCTGGGCTTTGCGGTGATATATCGAACTGCATTGTTTTACTGCCACCAAGCGATGATGTTATGCACCAATTCGATATGCACGATAGAGGATAAACTTTCCCTCCGCTGTATAATTTCATTGCTTTCATAATTCACCTCATATAAATGTAGGATAATATTCAGTTACAAACTCAACTTTTACTGGTGATGAGTGTTGAGCTATGTATATGTTTTTGCCTGGGTGTAGCTTTGGAAATTCTACAACATTAGAATCTCCGAAAGCATTAAGCCCGTTTTTTGTAACCTTGCAGTTTATGCCATCAAACACAACAACATCTCCTGAATTAACCTTATCCATAGAATAAGAAACTGAATTAGAGCCATATGACATAATAAATTGAAGCCTTGTATTAGCCATTAGACCAAGTGCAAGTGAAACATCTTCAATGGAATAATTCATAGAGCCAGCGAGAGGTGCTACATACTTAAAGCTTTCGCCGAGCAATGAAACATTTGTATTAGCGGAGCTTGAAGCTGTAGCAAGGACATCTGCAAAATGTGTGCTATCTTTTGCAGAAAGTCCAAATGCTGTAAGAGCGTCCGTTACAATATCTGATGTGGTTGCAAGGTCTAAGCCGTCGGCGGCAGACAGATTCATTATACCATCAATACTATCAATCATAGATTTAGTGTCCCAGCCAGCCATAGCCATATACTGAAAAGCTTCCGCAGATTCAGTGGCAGAAAACTTTGTAGTTGCTCCCATCTCTTTCGCTTTATCTGTAAGAGATTGAAGGTCATTTCCAGTTGCACCAGAGATAGACGATACTTTCGACATAGCTGCTTCAAAGTCCATACCTACCCTTGTAGCAGCTGTACCTATAGTTCCAATTCCTGCTGAAACTGTCGCTACTGATGTTGTTACTACTGATGTAAATTTTCCAATCATATCAGTAGCTTTAGAAGTCACTGTACCTACTGTTCCTACACCAGTTTTGGCAAGTTTTTTTAACTTAGATAAGCCAGTAGAAAAACCGTTGCTGTCAATCTTAGTATCAAATTTCAAACTTCCGTCATAGCTCATATTCTCACCTACTTTCTTGTAAAATAAAAGCGCACACCATTTCTGATGTACGCTCGAGTGTTAAATTTTAATAATTAAAATTCATAGTGTGACCACATAGATATTATTTTTATTATCTTTTCTTCCTCATAAACCATATATACAAGCCTGTGCTGTGAATTAATCCTGCGTAAATAGCATTGTTTGAGATTTCCGACAAGCCTTTCATACGGCGGAAGATTTTTATAAGGATTCTCCGATATAAACTCAAGAAGATTGCTGACATTCTTTTTTAAAGCCGGATATTGCTTAATCTTTTCCTTATCTTTTTGAGCTGATTTAGTAATCATAATTATATAATTACCATTCAAATTCTTCACACTCCTTAAGCGGAGTATTTACCCCATTTTCAAGTTTTTCTTTCATTCCTGGAATAGAGGTAAGATAAAGAGTTTCCATAAGGCTGTTATACTCGCTTTCACTTATAAGAACCGCATTGCCATTCTTAGTATTGATATTCACAGGTTCGTTATACTTAATGGTTTGTTCTATAAGCTCAAAAAGCTGTTTTCTGAAATTTGTTGCATTTGTGTTAATCATTTTCTGCACCTCCATTTATATTATATGTACATTATAGCGTACATATAAGTAAAAAGCAAGAGATTTTTTTCAAGAAAAAAGCACACTCGGGTGAGAGTGCTGACTTATTTTTAAGAAAAAGCGTTGACAAGCACGATATATCGTGCTATAATATAAACATAGAGAGGAGGTGAAAAAATGAAAGGCAAAAAAATCGACGAGCTAATCAAGTTGATTGAAAAAACTCGAAAAGCTCGTCATCAAGATTATATCCTTAGTCGGTTGGGTTTTAATCTTGATAAAGATTATTTTCGGATAATCCGAAAGGTGGAGAGGGAAGCAGTAACTTCCCTTAAAACCACCTATATTATAATATAAGCCTTTCAATAAGTCAATGAAGAAAAAAGTAAAATTAGTTTTTCATATCATTATGCTTGTTGCACTTGTATCTTTTCTTATCTATCTTATTATTCTAATCATTGGAGGTTTTAGATTATGAATCTTAAAGAAATTCGATTATCAAAAGGTATTTCCGTTCCTAAGCTTGTTGAACTTTCGGGAGTACCTCGCAGAACTATTCAAGACATCGAAAAAAATGGAGATTGTAGAGTATCAACTGCTATTAAACTCGCTGACGCTCTCGATGTAACACTTGATGAGCTATGCCGTATATCAAATAACAAATAAGCAATTCCCACTCGATTATTTTCGGGTGGGAATTATTTCTTTATCAACATTTTTTCAATTTCGCTAATTTTCTTATTTTCACTTTGGCTTTTAGGCAGGGCGTGTAGTCTTTTCATCTTACTGTAAAATTGACGTTCGCTTGCAGACATCTTACTGCTGATTTTCATAGTACGATAGCCCATAATCTTTACAATCTCACAATCATTTGTAAGTGATTTAAATAGAGCGTTGAATTTCCACCAGTGCAAATATTCTATGCTTTCTAAATCTATGCCGTATTGCTGCATAAATGCCGCATAAATATATCCGTCATCATATTCAAAATCATAGCAACGACCACCTTCGGACTGCTTAGAACTGCTTTCCTTTCTATCTTTTCCGCAGGAATAAAACCAAATAAGCTTGTCAACTGCTTCATTGAGATTATTAGGTAATACAGGATAAAATAATTGTAAAGCATTAGCTATTTTAAGATGTTCAGGAAAATCCTCGTCAAACATCATCTGTTCAAATAATATTGCTGTGCGGAAGTCTGAATTTATTTCAACCTCCGCACCGTCAATATTAACGCTCTTTGGAGCATTATCTATAAGCAGGCTCATTCTCTTTTAATTCTCGCAATAGAATATTTGTCGAATATCGAATCGAATTTCTTATTTTGCTCTGCTTTATTTTTCTCTATCTCGGAAACAACTTCGCCGTAAACATTTATACAAGTAAAGAGATTAGAGCCGTTCTTAATCAACTTTTCTGCGGTTCCTTTTCCGAAAAGCTCGTCAATAAATTCTGCAATAGCCTTGCACTGAATCCTGACACCCTCAGATTCTTTTTTTGCTTTTCCTGCCTTTTTACACTCATTAACAACCTTTTCGCCTGCAGCTTCGACCTTTTCGAGAACATCTGCGTCAAGAAAATCGAGGTCCTGAACCTCGTGTCCCATAATAAGCATTATTTATCACTCCTTTGCTGTAAAGGTTCTTGTGCTTGTATTAAATGTGCCCTCAATAATCTCACCGGCACCAAGCAAATTACCGCTTGCACCGAGGTCGCCATCATCATTAGAAAAGCTTGCAAGCTCAACTGCGACCTTGATTTTTCTTGCATTGTATGTATTTTTAAAATTCTTCATACTTTCCGAAATTGTCTGTTGATTTGTATTATCAAAATCAAAGTCACATAAACCTCTTACAAGCATATCCTTAGCCACCGTGAGCGGTTTAATCTCATCAGAGTATAAATACACAGTGGTGCTGTCTGCGGTCTGCAAGCCGCTTTTCAGGACATTTCCCGCCTTATTTTCACGCCAATAGACGCCACTTATAAAATGCCTTGTAAAACCTTGCGTAGCTTTATTGTAAAGATATAGCGTACAATCTGCGTTTTTTAACATCACCTAAGCCCCCTATATAGCAAGCCTGTGTTTGACAGCCATTTATATACTATTTCTCGTATATCTGATTTCAGGTTTCTTTGTTTGTTGGAAGTGCTTTCGTATGACTTTGACCAGCCACCAACACTTTCAGACGATACGCCGTCGTTATCTGATTGCTCATAGCTATAAAGTTTTTCCGCAAGCTCACAACAACACATTTTTACACATTCCGGTATATTGTTTTCGTCAATGTTATCGCAAGTATAAAGCCTAATTTTCTGCGTTGCCGACCTTGCATAAAAAGAAAAAGCGGTATCAATAACCGCCTTTTTACCACAAAGATAATTGTTTTTATAGAAATCCTCGTCTGCATAAATTGTCATTGATACCACCTACTTTCATCACTTTTTAAACTTTGCAATGACAACCTTTGATTCATCGCTAAGTGCAGCAACATAGTGTTCATCTGCAGAAATAATTGTCTTTCTTGCGAGAGTTTTACGCTCCGTTTCGATATTTACATTACGCTTCAAATAAACTGTAAGTGCTGCGGTTTCGTCCTCTGTTTCGTTATCCTGATTCAATTTAATAATAGGATTAAAGTAGCAGGGTGTAGTAACCTTTGTGACCTTATCGCCTACCTTGGCATTAGGAAGTGTTTCCTGAACTTCGGCAATATTTGAATTTGTTGTTGCTGTTCCTGCACTATCAAACTTATACCATTCTGAATATAGCGGAACCTTCTTTGACGGAACAATTCTTGTATTGGCAATCTTGCCGATTTCTCCTGTCATAATAACATTGCCTGTATACTTATCGGCAGAGATGAAATCATTATCCTTTCTAAGTACAGTAACCTGGGCAGGAGCGACAAACATTACCTTTTCGGTATTAACTTCTTCATTAAATAGGTCAATGGCATCTACTATCTGAGCATATGAAATAACCTTTGACGAGCCATCAAAGCCAAGCGGAGCTGTAAGAAGAGCGTCCATTGCATCATTATCTATCTTTGAAGCAATAGCTTTAGCAAGCTGATTATTGGTTTCTCCGATAGGATTGCCATATCCGCTAAGTACAGATTCATCGGTTAAATCTACCGCTTTCATAGCTTTCTTAACAGTAACCTGACGAGTAGAAGTTGTAAGCTTTGTTGTGCCTGCTTCAACTCCTTCTGCAACATCTTCGGCATCACCGATGTAATTATATGACGGCACTGTGATAGTTGAGCCAGGTGTGCCTACAAGTGTGTTATCAATCTTTGCAATAGGTGTTACTACCATCTTTTTGTCTACCTTTGCGGAAATCATATCCGCCATAACCTCTGGGTCTATGAGGTCACTAAGCTTTGTTGTTTCTGACATAAATTATCATCCTTTCAGTTGATTATATTTTTCAGGGTCCGACTTTTTGAGTGCAAGCCTTTGCATATACCCCATTTTTGCAAAAGCTTCTGTTGAAATACTTGAAAGATTGCCTGTTCCAGTATGAGCGACAGGTTTACTAATAGGCTCATTTGATTCAAACAAGTAATCATTATCTGTTTTGATAGCTTCGATTGCTGTTTTTATATCCTCACTTTGATTCTTGGAATTTTTAAGAGCTTCAATATCAAGCAATGCTTTTACTGCTTTAGCATTTCGTGCCTTACTGGAGCTTATTGCACTATCAAGCACCGCACTAAATTCCATATCAGCGATTTTTGATTGATATTCAGTTTCCTTGTTTTTAAGGTCGCTATTCAATGTTTCAATCTTGCCTTGCAATTCCTTAACATCAATTCCGTCAAACTCCTTGAGGGCGTTCTGAGCCGTTTCAAGCTGTTCCTTATAGTTGTCTCTTTCGGCTTCAAGTCTTGCCTTTGTCTTTTCAATATCCGAGCCGTTCTCGCTCATTATTTTATCGACAATTTCCTTTTCAAGACCTAAATCCTCTAAAAATTTTCTTTGCATATAAATGCTCCTTTCGATACGCTTTTTACGAGGTTGCTTCTCATTCTATCCGTAGTTTTACGACTTCGGAGCGGTCAATTTTGGGCATAGAAAAAGCACCCTTTTCAGAGTGCTTAGTTTCTTTTTATGAATCTTTCTTCTATAAATTCTCGGAAGTCCATTGTTTCACCTACTTTCTACTTAATCTTTTGATTTAAATGTATACGGAATAATTTGTTCAGGTAAGAAATTTATTTCATAATGATATTTATCAACATGTGCACCTGAAATATCTTCAACAGTATACATTGTCCAATCATTCAAGTATATATAATCAACCTTGTATTTTCCATTTTCAACTTCAATAGTAACCTCAAGTTCATGATTATCATTGTTAGATAATGAGAAATAACCTGTCAATTCTAATATCGGTTTATCAGAACGCATATTAATAACACTAAGTCTACGCTCAACATTAAAATTATCTGCTTCTTGTTGAACATTTCTTTTCGCCCTGTCTGCCTCTGTACAACCACAAATCATACCAACAAACACAGCTAATGATAGCCCACATACCAGTATCTTTTTATGTTTAATTTTCAT